GCCTTATGTGCCTTATAGTAATATTTTTATTTTTCAGGAATTGTAGTTGGTATTTCTGAATTAATCTAGGTAGTGGTTCCCTTATATAGGGGATTTATGGAAATAGCTATTGGCAGCTAAGGGGGAGGAGGAGGAGGAGGAGGATGGAGAAGAGGGAGAGGTATAGTGTGTGTAGGTGGTAGCTAGGCCTTAGCTAGGAGCGGTAGCGACGGTAGGGAAGGTAGAGGGTGGGTGGTGGGGCAGGTAAGTAGGTGTGGTTGCCTTGAGAGGGAGGGTCCACAAGAGGGTAGTAGGCAGTGGAGATGGTAGGTTCTCAGCTGTTTGGCTTATGGGGATATTTTGTTATTTTTTGGTAGGGGGTTAGTATAGCCCACACAAACCCACACTGCACCTCCCACCCCCCGCCTAGCTAACAGAGCAAAGGGACCCAAGAAACTTGCCAGTAGTATTAGTTGTAGCTCAGCTTAGCTGAGTACAGTGTGGTGGTACCAGTAGACTAGCTTGCACTCACCTGAGTCGATGAGCTACTACTCAAGGAGTATCAAATGAAGTACACAAGCCTTAACTATAACAACTATGATGCTAAGTTTGACTTAGATTCATTCGAGGAAGTAATAGAGATAGCAGAGCCTACATACTACCTCAATGAGTACTGGCTAGTACTTGGAGTGGCAGTAACCTCCTCTTTGAGGAGTAGAGTGTAGTGGAAGAATAGAGAACAGACAACATCGGTATCCTCTAACCGTAAGACCTAGCGATACTAGAACTCTTTACAAAGCTTGCCGAATGGCTAATCATATTCATTAAACCGTAGGAGGTTACAACAATGGAAGAACTTATACCCACTTTTACACTTATCGCACTAGCAATCATGGCAATGTGGATGTTTCCATCTGCAAGATTCCGCAAAAGCATAGGTAACTCACTCACAAGTACTATAGAAGTACAAGCTAAAGCAATGGTCCGTAATGCTCAGATGAATAGCATACAAAGTGAAGTGGAGACGATGAATGAGTTCTTAGACCAAGGTCTAACTGAAGCAAGTATAGCAGAAAGTTGTCAAGCATTTGACAGACTAATCGCTAGAACACCTAAAGCATAAGGAGTTAACAATGGGAAGAAGTATACAGCCACCTGTGGCAGCTGTTAGAGCAACTTGGGACAATCACGTCCAACTTGCTAGTTACTTACAACATAAAGGGCTTACAGCTGACAAGACTGTAGCCTTCTTGAAGGGTAAGGATTACACCCTCAACAACCTCAAGTACGAAGCAACTCGTGTATCAGCTGTAATAGCTGGTATTGAACTAAGTACTCCTGTAGATAAAGTCGAGGCGCTAGTTGCCTCAGTAGATTTAGTAAACTCTGGTCTAGCATCAGGGTCATTGAAGTATACAAAGGCCAAAGGTATCCAAGTAATGCCAATGGCAAAGCCAATAGAGCCACCTATTAACGAGGTAGCCTACTAATGGTAATATCATACGATGTGTTGTTTGTTGCAACCCTCTGTTTAATATGTGCAGTAGCTTTGGTCATCCTTGACCATAACACCTCACATCATCCGTTCTAAAGGAACATACTATGAACAAGCTAACTAACAAGCTAGCCATATACTTAACTGTGTACCCAAATGGTACTGTTTGTCACTTCGCTAAGTGGCTAAAGACTGTGTAGACATTAGTAACCTTCGGGTTGCTCTTGTTTTTTTAGGGCAACCCACACATCAGCCACAGCAACTGCTCTGCTAAAGCTACCACACCGTTGCTGGAGAGGCCTACGGAGTAGGGCTATCCTTCTACCTAGTGCTACCCAGCTACTTGATAGGCCGGCTATCCTTGCCTCATATCCTCTTCGAGGATTCGTGTGTGGCGGTATTTAATGGTTATGGTCATTACTTGCTAATAAACTAATGGAGATAATATGTTCGAAGTAACAATTGCAATGGTACTTGTACCTATATTCTTAATCCTAGCTTGGAACCTCAGAAGAGGGGTGTTCAGTCAAACTGCTATATGGAGAGAGAAGGTCATACTAACTACTAAGGACTCTGAAGTAGATTTACAAGAAGACTATAAAGAGTTAGCTGATAAGGTAGTAGCCTCTAAGGCTAAACACGGAGACAAGTGGTTCAAGATGAGTGACATCGATGAGCTAATGAAGTAGAAGGGGTATAACTACCTTTTACAAAATAGCATAAAGGCAAAGCCTTTGTGTATATAAGGAGATAACAATGGAAATAATAACAATGGTCTTGGTGCTGATGTTCTGGCCTATAATAGTGCCAATAGTAGCACTAGTATACACAACAGTCGTATGGCGCCTAGTAAGCCTAGTAGGGCTTGTGATAGGTGGCAACAAGTGAAGAAGGTGGTAGACTCTATAGAAGAGGCGCTAGAGCCTTGTAAACGACTCACTATATATATTCTAGGAGTAGTTGTGGGAATCCTCACACAAGTACTAGCTACTATCTCGTAAGACCTTCTAGGAGACCCGTGACGGGTCGCTACTTCAATAAGGTACTGGAGTAGCCTTTAGGGGAGATCGTGGCGTAGAGAGGCTCGTAGGTACTGTACACGCCTCTCACAGCCCTAACAAACACTCCACCTACAACAACCACTAAACAACCTCTGTACATACTAAGCTACACTTAAGCCTATGTACACTACAATACCAAATATGACATAAAGGGTAACTATGAATTACGAACTACTCCAAAGAGATATAGTCGTAGCCACTGATAAGAAGTGGCTTAAACGCCACCACTATTACACAACAGCTATCAAGCTATACGGAGTACTAGCTAAATCTCCACCAGACCTATCAGACACTGCTATGGCGTACCTCTGTACTATGGGGCTAACAACATACCAAGAGGCTAAACGACAACTAGTCCACTCAGGGCTACTAGAAGTACATAAGATTAACTCCACCACAATAGTATTCGTACTAGGAGATAAAGCTATAAGATACTACGCTAGACGCATAGCCTCTAAAGAGCACCAAAGGGTCCTACGCAAGGCCTTAGAGAGTATTAACTACCCAGACGCACCTGTATCTATAGAAGAGGACGAAGTTACCTTAGACTATTCAGAGACAGATTTAGTAGCCTTAGCACAGACTATACCTAAACCTATAGCTATAGATACAAATATAGCAGTACTATAGCACCAGTATACACGTAACGCCGTGTGGACTAGTATCGTCTCTGTCTTACAGAAACTCTAGTAATATAGAAGCCTCGCAAAAACACCACCTAAAACCCTTGCAAACATAAGGTACAGCGAGGTTTAGTCGTGTACAATAATAAAAGTGGCATAAAGGCACTTCAGCCCAGCTCTTACTACGAGCCTTCAACAATTACATAAATACCATAAAGGCATACTATGAACTACCAACAAGAAGACATTAATAGGAGAAGTCTCAGATAGAGGCTTGCCACTTCTAGCATTAGAACTAGAGACTAAATATAATCTACCTGCAGAGGTAATTATAGAAAGTGACATAAAGGCCTTCCACCTTTTATTTAAGTATAGAATCAGACCTAATATCCACTACTCTCCACTAAGCCTAAAGGACTCACAATGACAAGATTAGAATCAGCAATCCAAAGTAGAAAAGAAACAGCAATGGTACAAGCATACCTAAGAACCTCATTCGTAACGCAATGTAAACCAGTAGGAACTCCTCACCAAGTGGTAAGAGCAACTCCATTCAGCCTCAGACTAGCTACCTTAGAAGTATCAGCGGAGAAGAGATAATGACTACTCGTACTCGTACTAGCCGTAGCTACCGTCCACTTCACTCACCTCGTACACCTAAGCCTCTACATTCTCTTCGAGAATTAATGTGTAATGGTTCCATAACAATCCTTAGAAACTCAAAAGCATAATAAATCTATTATAACTAGCCTCAAGCGTACCCTGAAAAGGTGCTAACCAAACTCACCACTAAACCAAGGAATCAATAAATGAACATCACTAACTTAAGCACAACAGCAACAACTACTCTAGAAGCATTAGTAGCCGGTATCGAAGCAAAAGCATCAGCAAAAGCATTAGACCGTAGGATAGCAATCCTTTCCACAGAGAGTGGTGCTAATAAGTTAATGCGTCAGAAAGACGGTAGAACTCTTGGTGCTATCACAACTCGTATTGCAGACATCACAGAGAAGCCAGTATTCTCAGGCTTCACATACAATGGTAATGTTGAAACAATAGTAGCCATAGCTTCAGCACTTCAGTATATGAAAGGAGACCTTAGAGAATCTATCTCTGAAACTATCTGGGCTACATTCGACGGAGATACTCGTACAGACATCATCAATGCATATGGTCGCCTACCGTACTTAGCAGATGAGCTAGCTATAGAAATCAATGGAGTTGATGTAATCGTAGACCCTAACGCTCGTCCTCTAGCTAAAGCAGGTATTCAGCCTAATGTAGCTGAGTTAGAGATGTTAGTAAACACTATTGCTATGAACCTAAACCTATTAGGGGAATACAACTGTACTCAAAGAGAAGCGGACAAGAGTTGGGCAGATGCTAATCGCAAGATTAACAAAGCAGAAATCCTCGACTCATACAAAGCTTCACTATAGCCATACGGTTAAGACTTAGGTCTTAGCCTCCTACCAAAACCCCAAGGAGATAATAAATGAATTTAGAATTAGAACTACCCGAGATAGTAGACTACCTCGACATAAACAACGATACAACAGTTGAGATGTTAACAGCACTCTTCCACCGTATAACTTACAACCTAGGGGCTACCAGCCTCACTTACTGGTTAGATAAGTTCACAGACCACAAGCAAGGCAATCGTATGATACTACAGCTATCACTACGAGGAGTAATAGTAACTACAGTCAAACACAACTATGCAGAAATAGAAATGTCTAAGCAATGGTTACTACAGAACAACACTCAAGAAGAGTTAGATGCTCTTATCCTTAGCAATAAGCTTAATAAATATCTACCAATCAGAGCTAACCTTAACAAGCCTCTAGTATCAGACCAAGTTAAGCTATCATCTGGTATCCAAGCTACTGGCCTATCTCGCCCATCATTCGCTAAAGCTGGCCATAACATATTCACATACGATACAGCTATGATGAGCCTCTACAGAGACGAGATAGTTAAGTTCTCAATCAAAGCTATGGAGAAGATGGAAGCTAAGCTCCACCGCTCTCTAAGACTACCTGAAGCACACGACTATGGCTCTATCATAGAACAAGCTATAGACCTCATCATAGCTAACTCTCACCACGAGTATATGCTAGGTAGCCTAGTCCTAGATAGTAGAGGTAGAGCTATATACCAATGCCTTAAAACTATCTTCAATCCAATTTCTAACAAGATGGCTAGAGCTCTGGTAAAGGCTCCAGGAGAGTTAGTAACAGCAGATAGTGCTAAGGGTGCTTTCCTATTCATAGCTGAAATCTACTCAGGCTTCAACCCTAATATCCCAGCTAAGATTGAGCAGGGTATAGACTGCTACGCAGACCGCCTATACCACGAAATAGACGCAGACACTGAAGAAGGCTTAGACTCCTTATTCGAAAACATATGGTTAGAACGGCTATACGCAGATATGGAAGCTTTCGAAGCCAATCCATACCACCTAGTAACAACTCCACTAGAAGTGGACTTCTCAGCATCAAACCTAACTATCATAGGACTACTACTAGGGCACACAGACTATGTAGATGACTCTAGATATATGTGGGACATAGATGGCCTTAGCAAGAACCACGTTAAGTTTGCACAGACTCCATATGTATTTGGTAGCTCAGCCTCAATAAAATCACTATGGGCTAAGAACAAGCTAGACTTCACAGCAACTCAAGTTGACATTATGAGAACAGCTCAACTAAGAGGTAAGTTTGCTATTGCCAATGAGTTCAAGGACATCATAATCAACCATTGCCATCCAACAGCAGTAATGGAGTTCCATATAGCTGATGAGAAGTTCAGGGTAGAGTGTAATAAGACTAAGAACATAGGCGAAACTACTAAAAGCTATATAGTCTTAGACTCAATTAGCAACAAGTTCAACCTAATCCAGCATACTAACACTCACAAGACACCAGACCTTAAGCAGTTTAGACGCTACCCAGTGACTGGTATCATCCACAATCGCGATAGCTGGTTACTAGACTTCGTATTCTCAGCACTACCTTGGGGATTACCTATCCACGATGCGGGCATAGTAACTTGGTCAGGGGCAACAACTATGCGAAACAAAGCTGTAGAAGGTATGACAATCATACATTCTACTAGACAAGAGACTGTATACAACTACCTTAAATCTATAAACTTAGACACAGCTGGCTTAACAAAGTATGCAAAGCTACTAGGTAAAGTTGCAGACTTAAACAAAGACAAGACAATGACTATCTCACCGTACTTACTAAAATAGTAAGCGGGAGTAACAAAGGATTAAACAATGAATCAAATATTTATCAACCTAACATCACATACACTAAACGAAGTAACAACAGGGATGGCTCTACCAGTAAGTGGCATAGTAGCTAGAGTTAAAAGTAGTACAACTACTCATAGAGTTCACAATGGTATCCCTATCTACATCTCTGATTTCGGAGAAATACAAGGACTACCAGAGCCAATAGAAGGTACTATATATGTAGTAAGTGCATTAGCACTAAATGCTATACCGCCACACCGTACAGATGTGGTTGCCCCAGGTAATCTACAGCGGGACCAAGATGGTAAGCCTATAGGGTGTGTAGGATTTAGAACAAGTGACCGCACTAAGTAACCTTCGGGTTACCAGTCTTTTTTTTTCAAACAACTATAGTAACAATATAAGGCAAAAGGAGTAGGCTTTGGCTACTAAGCCTTTTTTTTCAACCTACAAGCAAGAGAGACCCCAACTAAAAGGAACAACAATGACTATAAAGACAACAACAGTAACAACTACACCAGCACTCAACATACTACCCAACGGTGAGATGGATCCTTCCAAATCCCAATAGATGTTTGGGGGAGTAATTTACAACGTAGTAACCCCATTCCATTCTTACTCAATACAACGGGAGGGGGAGACCTTATGGTACGACCCAAAATATGATATGAGTAACACTGACCTATCCACATTGCTAGATGAAATCCACGCAATGGATTGTGACTACGAACACTACTGTGAATCCCTCGGAATTTAAGGAAAACAAATGAACATATACAAAGTATCACAAACAGAAAACAGAGGGTATGATACATATGATAGCTTCATATGCTACGCACTAACAGAAGAAGATGCCGCTAACCAGCTACCAACTGGCCGCCACACTTGGAAAGATTCCTACTGCTCATGGTGTACCAACCCGTCCAAAACAACAGTAGAGTATATAGGTACTTCAACATACCCAGTAATGGCTGGTTTAATACTATCATCCTTCAATGCAGGATAGAAAGCAATGAAATACCTACTACTAGCTATAGCCCTACGACTACGTAGGGAAACACCAAAGATAAGAGGCACATACACACCTAATGCTCTTAGAGCTTCCCACTTCAAACTCATCGAATACGATGAGATGATATTTTTAGGAGAATTATAATGACTAAACTAGCATACCAACAAGCTCGTAATGCTTACAACAGAGGGGGAGGTGTTAGTAAACACTAATCCAGGTAGTACATACCATCCTAAGATCTTCTCTATATTAGGAACCCACTACTCTACTAATCACAAAAGGGCTAAGAAGCTTCGCCACTACAAACTAGCTTTCGTAACTGAGCAAAAGGACCACTAATGTTTAACCCATTCAAATGGCTAATCCCAGAAAAGAGTGCCTTCGATAAACTATACGACTTAATCATTGCAGACAACACCGCAGGAATACCTATAGGGGATATGCGTGAAAGAATTAACTCCTTATACGAAGTAATGCTAACTGTTGGAGATGGTAAGAAAGCTACCTACATAAATGAGCTACTACGTAGCGAAGTGTATGCTATTAGACTAAAGAATACAAAGGAAAACTAATGTCTCACTCTCACTCACACCCAGAAGACTTATACAAAGTGGTATACAACTCTTGCTTCGGAGGCTTTAGCTTGAGCAAAGAAGCAGAGGAATGGATATGCACTAAACTACATATAACAGCTCTCCACGCAGGTGTGGGAATGTTTGAGCACCTAATCCTGTCAGATGTAGATGCGGTTACCTACGAAGCTAATACTCAACGCCACTCACCACTTCTAGTAGAATGCGTAGAAACGTTAGGTTCAGCTAAATCCTCCGGTAGATGCGCCAGCTTACAAATAGGAGTCATACAAGGTAACCAGTACTTCATAGAGGAGTATGATGGTAGCGAATCAGTAATCACTCCCGCAGATGATATAGGCAAGTGGACAACAATTTAATGTTCATACTAGTAAACAAAGACGGAGCTATGCTAGTACGTCAATCAGCCTATGCCTTATTCTTCGCAGATAAAGGTTACACTATTGAAGCCCTAGGTAGTTGGCTAACTTGTATGGAATGTATGGCAATCATAAAAGGCTACCATACAAACATACAGCTATAGTCCTCAGAGTAATTCTAAGGTACCAACAAGGCCTTAACTACCTTAACCCAACCCTAAGTATACCTAGCTATACTTTAGCCCTTCAGGAGGAGCTATGGAACTACCAAGAGGCGCTGAAGCCTTATTGCTAGCTGCTGCCCAGCATCTAACAGAAGAAGACTTCAAGACTAAGGACCTAGGCCGCTACCTCCTAGCCAAGAAGAAGCGGCTACTAAAGATAGCCTTCCCAGTAGTTAAGGTAGAAGTAACAACCCTCCATGGTATCTACTTCCTCTACAACCACAACAGGATTGTCTACATAGACCATAGCCTAGATTGTGAAAATGACATAAAGGCCTTTGCACTAGCTAAGGATATGACATTCAACAACTACAAGATCTTTCCTATGCATAGCTCATCCGACATCATAGTCCTAGCTGTCTACTTAGCTAACAAGTTTAAACCGCAGTACAACCTTAACATTGGCATCACCACTTTGTCATTTAAAATCACCAACTACCCAACTCTCCTCGGCGAAGCAATACGAGGAACAGTTGCAGATCTCATAGCTACTTTATAAGTAGCTTAACAAAACAAACTAATACTCTCAATGAAGCTAATCTTAAGATCCCTATCCTCCTACGGTAGGTTAGTTTCATTGAGAGTAATATAAGGAATTATAATGAAAGTAAAGATACTACGCAATACAGATGAAGATGAAATAAACGAGTTTATATCAGATAAAGATATTGTTACCATTACGTATCACACCCAAACTACTGGATACTATGATGTTTGCTTCATAACTTACAACGATAAGGAGGAAGGTAATGAACCTAACAATACTTCTAGTAACCTCATCGCTTATTGTGAGCGCGATAGTCACAGCATTAGCAATCTATCAAATAGATATCTATTCGAATAACCTCCACAAATGTGAAGCCACTCGTGACTCCATCATCCGTACAACTAAGGCTACATATGCCTTTAAACTTAAACAAATACAAGCATTAAGGAACTAAGATGGGACTAATCGTAATAGCAATAATTGTAGCAGGGGTATATTACTGGATTACTAGTAGTACTAACCACATATCTCAGCAACAAGATAACAGTATACTAGAGGAATGGGAGGATGAACTCCTCAGACGTAACACAGATGCCTCACAGCCTCCAATTCCCTCTACACCACCTAGGCCCTACCCAAGGTGGGAAGTTGGCTCTAAGGTACCTACGATTGATTATGACAGCTATATACGGTCAGACGCCTGGCTTAAAGGCCCTGCTAGAAGCTTAGCTTTAGTTAGGGATAGCTTTAGCTGTACTATGTGCGGCTCTGGTAACCACATAGAAGTTCATCATATTAACTACTTAACAATGGGGGATGAAGACATAGACTACCTAGCAACACTTTGCAAGTGCTGCCACGGCTATACACACAAAGTAGCAGGGAGAGGGGCTGGTAACTACCCACCGCTCCTAAAACCAAAGGACACTACATGTTAACTAAACTAACAACACTACTGATAGCAGCAGCTATCACCACAACAACACTACCCGCAGGGATGTGGTCAGTAATGACTGCACCCAGCAAAACAGTACAAGCTACAGCCGCTTATACTATAGAGACTCCAGGGTATAACCCTAGAGTCTATGAATGGACAACTGCACAAGGTGATACTTGTATCGCCTTGATGGCATCATCAGACAAATCATCAGCTCCAGCTATGAGCTGTTTTAAGAAGAAATAAGGATACTTATGTATAAATACGGAAATATAGAAGAAGCTAAAGCGGGAGATCTTGTAGAGTATACACGCAGTCATAGCTCAATGTACATTAGAGGGCAACTGTATATAGTAAAGTCTTTTGATATATATAGCATACACCAACATATCTATACTGAAAATGGTGACAATACTCACAGGAACTTCAGATTAGTACTAACAGCTCCTGGCTCAACAGCTAAGGTTGGTGATAGTGTGATTATGATTGAGGATATGGGAGGAGTACTGAAGCGTAATACAATACATACTTTAGAAAGTTTATCTAATGGTTCGTTTGTAGGGCATTCTTGTGTATCTTCTAACCCAGATACCTACCTAGTCCTGCTTAAAGAAGAAGAGTATGGTGAGGGGCCTGCTTACCGTAGGTGGTTTCAAGCCCAATATGGTAAAAAAGTATATAAGTTCACATCTTTAAACAGCAATCACAATGTTGACGGGAGTGGTCGTTATACAACATTAAAGCATACAGCCTCAACTCAAGACAACAAAAAGGAAACTAAAATGAACGAAAACATCACAGTAACAATGGCAGCAAAAGAATTTGCTAAACACCAATCGATGCCTACACCTAAGGTTAAGACAGACTTTGAGGCTAGATTTAATTTCTCAGTAACTTACTATAATGAAGATGGGAGTATATTCAACCACCAAGAATATAAGACTGCTAAGCTACGTAACGAAGCGGCACTAGATTACTTAGCTGATGCTAAAGCTGGGGCCAGAGCTGTACCTCACAATGCTGGGGCTGCTATCAAGCGTAAAGCTATAACGGTAGTGGAGGCTTAGTATGTTTAGTTCCGTATCAACTCAAACATTCGTACCAGCTGGCCTAATGGCAGCGGTAATACTATGTGTAGCAGGAATCATGCTATATAGCAACTACATAAACACACCAGAGGCAGCATAATGAACAAAATCAAACTAACACTACTTACAGCACTACTAGCTCTTACATTCACTGGATGTATATCACCCTCGTCAGTAGACGAAGGCATGGAAGCAACACTTGTAAAGAAGCCTTTCATCTTTGGCCACGGTGGTGTAGACCATGACCCGGTAGCAACAGGGTTAGTATGGACTGCATTCAGTACATCAGTTGTTAGAAAGAGCATAAAGCCTTTCAACGTTGACGAAATATTCGACGACCTGGTAACATCTGACAACAACCCTGTGGACTTTAAACTACACCTCAAGCTACAACACATTGAAGGCAAGACTCCAATCCTAGTAGAGAACTTTGGTGAAGGCTGGTACATTAACAACGTTAGAGAACCACTGCGTAACATCGTAAGAAACTTCACTAAGTCTCACAAGATGTTTGATATGACAACTAACAAAGGTGTAACTGATGAACTACAACTCCTAGTAATGACTGAGGTATCGGCATTACTAAAAAGCATTGGTATGCCTACAGTACTACTACAAGCCTCTGTAGGTAAAGTATTACCTCCTGAAGCAGTCATCGCAGCAACTATCAAAACAGCTGTACAAAAGCAAAATGTTAAAACTCAGAACGAAAGAGTATCTGCAGAGAATGCTAGAGCTGAGGCTGAGAAAGCATCAGCTAGGGCAGACAAAGCCTATATGCTTGCAATAGGTATGGATGCTAATCAATACCTACAGATGAAGAAACTAGACATCCAGAAGTTAGCCGTACAAAGTGCGGCTGACGGTAAGATTGCTCTAAGCCTAATTATGGGTGGAGATGTACAACCTATGTACAATATAAAGTAGTAGCTTAATCTACTACCACTGGGCACTTAGGTGCCTACTATAGTAAATTAAAAGGAAACCTATGGAATATCTAGTAACCCTACATGGAGAAACTCTATGTACACTAACAGCAAACAGTTTAGAGCAGGCAGAGGCTATTGCCTTTAGAATGTATGGTTTAGAAGTTGACATAAAGGAAAAGTAATGAAGAGTCTATCAAGACTTAAGTGTGATGCTTGGTTCTATAGGAATTAGGGTAGTATATTTATAGCTATAGTTGTGTTTGGTGGAGCATTGATTGGTTACCTATTTGGTAACTGTAGATGAGCTTATTACTCGTAGTTCTATGAGTAGTTGCATTATGTATATTATTAAAAGGATAAGTGATGAAGTATTTTGTAATAGTAACAGAGGAAAATGAAGAGCCTTGTGAAACTAGAAGTGATGCTGGTATGTTCTCGTATCTTGAACCTTACTTTGTAAATACTACTCATTAGAAGAGGCTTTATTGCCCGTGAATACATCTTATTGGAGGGACAATTATACCCCTCTTATGATAGTAACAGTATATGATTACAACTAAAGGAAAAGAGATGAAAGTATATTACATAGGTAAAATGATTGGTGAATGCGATGAAAATGACTCTAAATGGTCAATAGAAGGTATCTTTGATTCTAAACAATTAGCATTTTCAAAACATGGTAGAAGATGAATTTTGTATTGAGTTAGAAATGAATGTTAAATTGCCTTCAGAATTAATAAAACCTCCTGAAGGAACATACTGGTGAAAAATTTATAACAAAATTATAAACTATGATGGTGTAGAAGTAAAGGATTAAATTAGAACTTAAGTATTAGTATAAACTTATATATAAAGGTTTATTCTTAAGCTTTTTTTATTTGTTACCTAGTATATAATACTATATAACAAATAAAAAAAACGGAGAACAAAGATGAATAAAGTAGAATTACAAGAAGCACTAAGACTTCATAAGTTATGGTTAAATGATAAACCTGGTGGAATTAGAGCTGGTTTAAGTAAGGCTAATTTAAGTAATGCTAATTTAAGTTATACTGTTTTAAGAGGTGCTGATTTAAGAGGTACTAATTTAAGTAATGTTGATTTAAGTTATACTGATTTAAGAGGTGCTGATTTAAGTAAGGCTAATTTAAGAGGTACTAATTTAAGTTCTACTGATTTAAGAGGTGCTAATTTAAGTTATACTGATTTAAGAGGTACTAATTTAAGTAATGTTGATTTAAGATGTGCCGTAGGAAACAACAAAGAAATAAAATCGCTTCAAATAGGTACTTATTTAATCTCTTATACAGCAGTTGTTTTAAATATTGGTTGTGAGTCTCACTCTATCAAAAAGTGGGCTTGTTTCAGTGATGAAAGAATAGCTAGTATGGATGAAGAGGCTTTAGAGTTTTGGAACTTAAACAAACATATAATTTTAGAGTTATGTAACAGAGGAGAAGGAAATGACTAATAAAGAAAGATATGAAGCTAACCCTGAGAAGTATGTAGTTTACTGTAGCTACGATGTTACGTGGTTTAAACATGCCAACCAGGACAATGTAACATTCACAAACTCAGGAACAAAGTATAAGCTAATCCTAGCTTCTCATTCTCACATTGCTGATTCCATTATAGCTGATGGGAGTGTTGAGGTTGAGCAATACTCCACATTATACAATAAAGAAGGTGATAGTAAAATACTAGATTTCACTCTAAAAGCTAAAGACTTCTTTAGTGTATATCAATTAGTATATGACTACAGACTAGCAGATAAGCTAGAGATAGATATACCTGATGGTGTTGATGTACTAGCAGAACCTAAAGAGGAGAAAGAAGTAGCTATAACAAGAGTTGAAGTAATTGGTTTAGAGGGCAGAGAGTTTGTTAGCCATCTTAAAGGTGGTACTTATACCACATCCCTACAAGATGATGGTAGAACTCTAAAGATATTTGAAGAACCAATCCAAAAACCGTGGCACGAATATGAGAATAATTTTCCAGCACTTATGTATGATGTATTCCATGAACTATTTGAGATAGTAAACAGTAAAATGGGTATTAATAGCGACCACAGACTAGCTACTAAAGAAGAGGTTATGGCACTATATTATGAAGGTAAGAAGTAATGACACAAGAACAAGCAAGACTAAAGGGTGAATAATGAAATACTTTATAGTAAGTTACTCATTCCCTGACGGAAATGGGAGTGTAAATGTAGAAGACCCTATATACCCTAACTACGAAGAGTTGTTAGAGCGAGTCAAAGCTACAAATGTACATGTCGATAGCATCTCTATTATAAGTATAATGAAATTAACAGCAGCAGAATATTATAGATTCTACTCAAAAAAAAGGGTAAGTAATGGCTGAATCACATGAACTACGCTGCAGGAAGTATAAGCAGCAGATAGAAAACCTCAAACTAGACTTAGCAGATGCCGACAAAATGATAGCAGAGCTATCAGCTATCATCGTTAAACGTGATGCTGTCATAAAAGCTACATCTAATACAATTGCTGATGGTACTGTACGAAGGCTTAAAGGTAAATAGCCAAGAAGTTATCAGCCCTTGCAGGTAGGTTAACAGAAGTCAGATATGCAAGTATCGTGGACTTTAAGCAGTGCAAACGAAGAGACGCTGCAAGGCTAGTTTGGAGTCTTAGGTAGCTATGGTAATATGTTTGTTATCATGGCTATTACCATCCGCTGTGGAGCGAGGTTACGACCAGTACATATTTATATGTTACCCCCTAGGAGGTTTCAGCTGCTATCGTATTGCTCCCAATTATGTTGCGGTCGTCTAATAGTAGGGCCCAATCTAGTGTAATTGTGCTTCAAAACCACACTAAGAAACTCTTAGTCGTCTAATTGGCAGGGCACACTCAACAGGCAATGCAGGTGCAAATCCTGCCCACAACTAAATACGTTGTATATATAACTTTACTGAGTGACTTCCTAGACAAAACTTTGCATCTAGGTGCAACTTGCAGCATAGGTAAGGTTACATATACAACTAAATAATTCTAAAAAGATTAAGAAGCCTACTTACTGAATAGTATTTAGGTCTAGGATGGATAAAGTGGGCCTTACGAGCACATAAAGTGGTTCGAGTCCACTTAATCTTTTTAGAGTTATTTGCAGTAATTACATATACAACTAAAAGGATAACTATGAGTACACCAGTAATAACAGAAGAAGAAGCATTAATACTAATAAATGATGCAGCACTAATAGTAGAAGGCAACTACATGGTAATGGAAAGTGATGCCTTATATATTATACAAAGAATATTTGGTACTTATACACATCCTTTCAACTCAACTCAAGAGGAGTTAACCCTATGACAAGACTAGAAATACATCAACAACTAAACACTACTGGTAGCACAGAAGTTATGGCGCTAATAGAACAGGTCTTACACCTCTCACAAGTTTCTTGTGAAGGCTGTATCTTCCTACCTGAACCAGACGACACATATCCAGAGTACTGCGGTATGTGTAGCCGTTTCTACGGGGACCACCATACTACCGAAGCTCACCGTAACGACTAACATAACCTAAAGGATTAATATGAATACAGTAACGCTAACACTAGAACTAACTTACACTCAAGCTACTAAGGTCTTAGCAGCTGTAGAACGTATATGCTCACCAGACTCGCACACAGGGGCTACAAGCCCTAAAGTCTGCCCAGGGGATACACTTATCACGGTAGCCAATACTATGCTATTTGGAGACCCTATAGAGTCTCCTAGAGCTGAACAGCTATCCCAAACTGTTAATAACCCCATGGCAGCTAAATCCAATAAATCTATAAACATCAACGAACTTGATGTTATTTACGGTAAGACAGACAGACCATCAGCAGGAGACGTCACTACCACTAGCTACGGAGCTCACCACACCCTTAAGTCTATACCAGTAGTAACTAAGCCTACAGGACGGTCTAAGACATCTATGCCTAGCTTTGGGCGTTCACAAGCACAAGTTGATGCCTATGCAGCCTCAGAGGCATCTCGTATAGAGATAGCTGACGAAGAAGCTATGTTAAAGCAGGAGCGTAAAGAAGCTAAAGAAATGGAAAAAGCTGAGATAGCCAAAGATAAGGCTAGAGCTCAAAAAGAAATAGATGACATTAAGTCAGCGGTAATTGAAGAGCCTCTACCAGGAGTTGCTGCACCTCTTAAGAAGCCTTGGGAATTATAATGTATCTGCCTGCAATGAAGCCAATAATTCTAAAGGCTATGAGTTACACTCTTATTCAAATCAAAACTGATAAAGGGTATAAAGGCGATGACTTACTACGCTTAGTAATGAAGCATCTGGACGAAGCTGAAGCTATCAGAATATTAGTACAATCCCTAGGATTTGAGGTTAAGATATTGCATAACCCACTAGAAGTTGTTTGTGCATTCCTACCTCCAACAGATATATATCAACTAAAGGATTAGCTATGTTAACTAAATTAATAAACTGGTACTATTGTACTGACCTATACCATCGGCAACGTCGTGGGCAAATATCCACTCAGGAAGCCTTAGAACGTACACTTAACCGGCTGATAGTTATACACACTATAATGATACTAGTGGCAACACTAGTTCTATACATAATATTAAAGGTAACTGCATGACAGCAACAGATCTAGCACTAATGGCTTTCTACGAAAGCATTCCAAATAGGCCTAAGATTAAATACGACGACACTATAACTAGGTTCGATCGTGATTTATGGTTCTATGACCGTGATGATATAAACCGTCAATCATCCACAACTAAGAAAGTAACTTACGAAGCTCACATAAAAGTTATCCAAACAGCAGTAACTATGCTGAAGGTTGATACTCAACACGATATAGCTATGATGATACTAACTCATAGGTTCTTCAAATCATACCGTGATGATATCTTCTCTGGCACAGGGAACTTCTATAGTGACTACTCCTTCTTAGTAAAGAAGATAGCTATGGTTCACAACACTGATACTAACAGAGTAATTACTCATAGTATTGGTAATAAACTACAGGAGTTTAAAGTGCCAACATTGGTACAGATTAACTACATTGCAGGAACTGTAACTAAAGTTAAAACACCAGATACTGGAGAGACTCTAAATGAGTGGGCTGTTAAGTTCAACCTAGCCTGTAATAGTACTATAAGCTACCAAGTAGCTGGGCTATCTATAGGAGCCTAACATGAGTGAGACCAGTAAAAAGGCTCCATGGTATCCTAATAGGGAACTAACATACGGAATGGTATATTTCTATATCAAGAATAAGACTCACTCCCTCAACGCATTTGACACTGAGTCAATACGTGAGGCTAAGCGATCAATACTAGAAGAAGCACGTGATGCTTCGCCTTCACACCAAATGTTCCTCAAAGCTGCTAAATTAGCCACAGGGATCTCACACAGAACTATAAAACGCCTGTTATATCAGGATAAAGAAGTTGTGTGAACCATTTGGCCCAGAACTCTACTACGTAAAGCCCTAAAAATAGGGCTTCTGTAGCCAGACAGTTCTCTGAAGGCATACTTTCTATGGTAGTTTACACCTGTACTTTCATACTTATACTTGACTTCAGTAGTTAAACATAGTATACTTCACTATTAAATTAAAGGATACATATGGAAACATGTAAAGACTTCATCTTAAAGATGACACAAATGGATAAAGCGGAGCAATTCGTAATAGCAGGTATAGTACATAGCTGGACACCAGAGTCCTCAATAGGTTCAGTAGTTATTAAGACTACTGATATGAGCAGTGCAGATGCTAATAAGTTTATTAAAGGCATTAAGACCCTAACAGCTAAAGGCTTAGTACGTAGAATTAAGAGGTCTCATTATATGATGCACCCTAAAACTTTAGTACCTAGAGATAAAGAACTCGCTATGGAGACATGGGAGGGGCTGTAATGGCTAGAAAATTGCTACCAGCGGATATCTTACAAAGATTCATAACCACACATGGGCAAACCTATGACTACACTAACAGTGATATAACTACTAGAACAACAAAAATCTCAATAAGATGCAGGGTTCACGGGCCTTTTACACAGATGCCTAAAGAGCATATGCTGGGACAAGGATGCCCTAAGTGTGGGCATTTAGCCACAGCGGCTGCTTTAAGGCACTCTCAAGAAGAATTTGTACTAAAGGTGCAGGTAATCCACAATAACAGGTATGACTACTCATTAGTGAAGTATACGTCTGATGCTGATAGCATTGATATAATTTGCAACACTCACGGTGTATTCTCACAAATAGCCTCATCCCATGTCCAAGGAAGTGGGTGCCCTAGGTGTGCAATTGAGAAAACACATAGTGAGGCTACGTATACAACTGCTGAATTCATCGAAAAAGCTAGTGTAAAACATAGTAATTATTACACATACCCAGAGACTAACTATGTTAAAGGTACTGTTAAAGTGGTGATAACATGCCCTGTTCATGGGACTTTTCAACAAACACCAGTGGCACACCTAACAGGCCAGGGGTGCAAAGTGTGTGTCACTGCAGAAAGAGGGCTAAAAACCAGAAACTCAACAGCTAACTTTATAGAGCAGGCAGGTAAAGTGCATGGTAATAAATACTGTTATGCGAATACCTCTTATGTACTATCTGTTGAAAAAGTTACTATTACATGCCCTATACACGGGGACTTCACGCAGACTCCTACTAATCATCTGTATGGTTATGGATGTAGTAGATGTGGTGTGGTAAAATCAAATAAAAGGTTTCACCACATACCCACAACGCTTTACTACTTTAAAATAAAAGATTGTTGGAAAGTGGGCATAACAGTATTTGATGTAAAAACACGTTACAACACTGTGGATCACTCCAATATTAGTGATTTGACAACATGGAAATTCTCATCAGGCAAAGAAGCTTATGAGTATGAGCAGAATATCATATCACTTAACAAAGAACATGCCTATACGGGTTAAACACCATTTACTGATGGTACAGGCATAACTGAATGCTTTAAAATAGATATAAACAAGGATTAACATATGAATGAATCAGCTACGGGGGTAATTTTACCTGAGGATAATTTGATAAATACTGCATGGGCAAAGGAACAACTTGGAAGAGTAGACTTATTCTCTCAAGAACTCCTTAACTACGGTAAAGGTGAAATCTTCTTCATGCTACAGACAAACCTATCAACAGGTGGCTTTGAGCAATCAATCAACGACTTAGATTACACTGTAGAGACTGCTGTTAAATACATCAGCTACTTACAAAAGCGCTCAGTGCTAGATGCCATAAAGGCTAAGTACTACGTAGCTCTATCTCTATCAGCAGCTGAATACATCCCAGACTCTGTTGAAGACGCTATTGCACTAGCAGACGTATGTCTAGCTAAATTCGGCAAATTAACTGCTGACAACCTTAAGAAGGCTGCTGAGACAACTGGTGTACTTCCTAAGAAGATGTCAGATGCTGCAATCTCTGTAGAGGCTATGAAGAAGAAAGCCCTCAACGAGTGGTTACTAAGCGAACACAGCCTATCAGACGATGATGTGTTACAAGCATCAACTATCAATACCACAGGGCGTGCAGAATACTTAGAGAAGATGCTACAAGCCTACAGCCTCCTAGAAGGCTGGAAAGCCTTCTACAACATCATTGCTAAATCTGTCCACGACTCAGGAAACTCTAAAGCCCTTCGCTTCTTATCAGATGTATCAGATGCCTCTAAGTCAATCGAAGAGTTTCTAGCATCAGAAGCTGCTAACACTAACTTAATGTCTCTCAAGGAAACCTTCGTAAATGAGGTCTACCCATCTATCAGCTACAATGCTGAGATGGCTAAAGAGAGTAAGTAATGTTGCCTAAACTAGGTGATGTACTTGTAGCTATTGCTAGTAGTATAGTTGACGACCTTCCAATACTAACTATAGGGTTAGGATACGAAGTGCACAAGTACTCCAGCGAGTATTCGGAAGGTGGGGTATTAAACTACCTACACATTATTGACGATCAAAACGAGCATTATATGTTAGAAGAAGATTGGCACCAAACATTCAAACTAATGGATGACCAACCGGTGGAGAGTAACGAGCCGGTAGGTACTAACGACGCTGGCGAAGCACTACAGTCTATTGAGGAAACTCTCATTCAACGCGGTAAACGCTATGGCGAATACTCTAAGGTTTCTGGTGTATCTCAAAGGCTTAAGGCAGTCCTCCAAAAGGGCATAAATGAGTCAGGTAAAAGCTACACAGAGTTACCTCCTTACATACGAGAATCTCTAGAGCTAATCTGTAACAAACTATCTCGTATAGTAAATGGTGACCCTCTATACGATGACAACTGGCGTGACATAGCTGGGTATTCCCAGCTAGTAGTAGACGAACTTAATAAGGATTAATATGTTTTACACCCTATCAGCAATTGTATGGCTATCACTAGCACTAATGCAGTACCACTTCGGAGACATGACCGATACTAAAGATGTAGTAGGGGTTTGTACCGCTGTAATAGTAGCCCATATATATGGCGTAAGGAATTAATATGAAGCACATACCATTAGCAATAGGATGGCTATTCTTAATTATAGCCTTAACAGTTGCATTCTTCGGACTAGAAGAAACAAATAGTTTAATAACATACCACAGTAATATCATATGTGCAAACATATGGTTTGCCGTTAGTGCTGTTATATATAAACTAGAGGACTAACTATGGATATTCCTCGCTGCAACTCTTGTATGTACTGGAAGGTCTCAACTAAGTCTCCAGCACTCATGGTGTGTGAGGCTGATACTAATCATATAGGCCTTATAGGCCCTACATTCTACTGTGCTAACCACACTGTGGGTAAACATAAAGGAAAGTAAATGAAAGTAACAATACACTTAGCAACCCCACAAATACAAGTAGGTGAAATGGCTAAGATATGTTATGCTACTAAAGCGCTTGAGGCTGGTGGTAAAGATATAACAAATCAACTAGTATTTGGACACGGGCACTTAGCTGCCTTAAGGTTTGCATATGTAACATTATCACTAGAAGGTATCTCAGTTGCCTGCCAAAACCAAATAGTAAGAAGTAAGCACTTAGACTTTATGGTACAGTCAAAACGCTATGTAAGTGCTGATAAGGGAGAGTTCAAATTCATCATGCCTGAAGGGTTAGATGAAGTTACTCAAACTTATATGCAAGGGCATTGGGATACAGCTTTAAGCTGCTACACATCGCTATTAAAAAGTGGTGTAAAGAAAGAAGACGCAAGAGCAGTACTGCCAGCTAACACATCCACAAAGATGAACATTACAGGTAATCTACAAGCTTGGTGGAGTTTCTTTGTCCTCAGAATGACTCCGCATGCTCAAACTGAAGTACGTATGGTAGCTCATGCTATATTTGATAGACTTAAGGATCCATACCCAGAAGTATTTAATGATAAGTCATTAGCTATATTTACTAAGGCTAAGTAATGAACTCTCAAGAGTTTCAGCAACTAGTTGCCTTCATACGCAAATCACTAACCTACTCCGCTATTGGGTTATCAACCCAAGAGCTACAAGCTCTATCACAACGGCTGGACTCAGATGCCTTTAAGGCAGCAGTAGCAGTAGATGAGTTTTTTGAGCTTAAGCGCCAAGAGGTAGCTTAATCTCTGACAACTTATTAATCAAAGGAAACAAATGTTTACAACTAAATACAGAATCGTAAGAGACGCCTACAACGGATACGAAGTACAGTATAGAAAGTGGTGGATGCCTCTATTTATGATGGCAGCCAGCAATGGCGCTGGTAGAGGTATAAATACATTTGGTAAACTAGATGAAGCTAAAGACCATATCCGTAAGCATAGAATTACGCATAAAATAGTGTACGAAGAATAACTATGGAAGAACAAATACAAGAAGTCTACGAAGAACTATTGAACTACCTAGACAACTCACCACTGAACATATCTACAGCTATCTACTACGACGTACTATGGCAACTAGCAGAAGACGAGATTAACAACCGTCTACAAGACAAAGCAGACTATGAAAGAGATGCTATTAAAAATGGAGATTACGATGACTAAACTACAAGAACTACAAGGTAAGATCCTAGAGGCAGAAGATGCTGCAGGACTGGTAAACCCAGAAGAGTATGAAACACTATATAAGATATTAGTTAAAGCCTACTACTATGCGAAAGATATTATAGCCTTGCAAGACCCTATTAATGTAATGTTAGAGGATGTTAATACTGATATCCTCCAGGATGAGCTAGATACAGCTAAGGCTGAACTTGTTCAACGGGATAAGACTATCATTAGTCTTAATGAAGAGGTTGATGTATTAATAACGTCAATAGCTTCATTCTCCTCAAAGATGGAAGCTATTACTAAACTATCAGCCTATGCCTCAGAGTAAACGCCACTCAACAATAGAAGCATTCGTCAACACGGTTAGCGGTATACTACTAGCAGTATATGTAGCTCAGCCAATCATCTTTAGTTTCTATGGAATACATATGAGCACCTACGACAACTTTGGTATAGCTATAAGCTTCACAGCATTTAGCTTCACCAGAGCCTATCTACTACGTAGGATATTTAATAAACTGACATAAAGGACTTTAATGTTTAAAGACAAAACAATTGCCATATACGACATTGAAAGTCCTTGGATAACTGATGCAGGAATCTCTGCCTTAACCCAAATATATTGTATAGGGGTGGTAACACTACTAAATGGCAATATCATAGATAAGAAGATGTATACCGAACACTGGACTACCTACTCAGATGGTTCATTAGTAGAATGTATGACTGCATTAAACTCTGCAGACATTCGTGTAGCATTCAACAACATTGGATTCGATGACGTTGTAATGTCTAACGTTATAGGTGTAGGGATGCCTATAATATCTAGCACTCTGGACTTCAACTCCTTAGACTTAATCATATGCGCTAAGCTATGCTACAGCAAAGATGAACTAATGGCTATAGATATAGAGCTAAACCTAGATAAAGCCTTATGGGGTTCTTACTCCTTACGAGCCTTTGGAGCTCGTCTAGGCAACGCTAAGATGCACTTCGATGAATTCGATGGTGGACTTACAGAAGACCTCTGTACGTACTGTATACAGGATTGTGTGGTAACTGCAGACCTGTTTATACACCTGACTCAAAAAGAAAACTTTCCGATAGCTGCTGTACTAACAATAGAACATAAAGCTAGCACAATCATCCAAGAGCAGACATTCCACGGATTTTATATTGATATAACTAAGACCAGAGCCCTTAACACTAAACTTCTCAAAGAGAAGCTAGAGATAGCTACTGAACTAAGCAAGACCTTTATGCCCAAATGGCTACCAGACGGTAAGGTACTTACCTATAAAAAGAAAAGTATAACTAGGAAGTTTCTTCCTAACAACAGTTACATTCCCCTACTGGGCACAAAGGTTTAAAATGAAATACTCTCAAATGATAGCAATACACACCACAGCACTACTACTGTTAGGGGTAGCACTGGCTATATACCCAATACTATTACCTATAGTCCTACTAGCTATGTGTGTAGTCCTAGTTGTACAAGCTGGAGTTGAGCTATACCACTGGCTGACTAATGTCTAGCATAGGTGTAGCTGAGGCTATACTAACTATGGGGATATTAATAATATTAATAACGTTCATAGGCACATACTGTGCTGTTGAACACTCTAAGAAAAACTAAACTACCTTCCTCCTGGCATTGCTAATACCATATAAGCCCAATGGCGTCTATTGGTCTTCCGCTGACGTACACTCGCTAAGACTAACTCCATTCATCTTCATTGGAGTATAACATTAAGATGACCGAGAAGGGCACTATCATACTAACATCCGCAGCTCGGTATATAAAAATAAGAGCAAGGGATGTATGGCGGGACTAATACACCTTGCTTAATACAAACGTAATACAGAAAGATACTGTATAACAGACCCAGAGGCCGTTGAGGTAACGCTGCGGTAGGTGTAAAGTAGTCCGGTAACACTTGGTGTATCATTTACCTGCAGAGGTATGCATCTAGATCGCTGGTTCAAATACAGCCACCTACCATGAGAGAAGACTCAAACAACATTCCCGAACTTACAGTTCTAATCTACCTTCATCGCGGATAGAAATTAGATAACCCTACAGGCTCCCGGCGGGCTGTGTAGGTTGAAACAAGCCATACTACTTAGGCTAAACTAGTAGCAGAGCATAACTGCAATATCCGTCTGGTCCCCGTAAGGGACTCTATAAACTCCTAGTGAGCATACACACTAAGACAGGAATACAAGAGACTGCCTGACTACGCAGTGTATTGCGTAATACACCCAGTCAGTTGTGTGTTCTCTAGGGTTTTATACCCAAAGTTTCTATCAGCTTGATGATGGCGTATATCCTACGACACAAGGATCAACACCGTGCCTCTTATCAAGGCTAGTACGCTGGTTGTATACGTATGAAGAAGTAGCTTGATACCTACATTTGAACCAAAACCGGTAACTGCTCCCGTTAAGGGCTCTGAGACGAGAAGGCTCTCGCCTTCTCTCCACAGCCTAGCAGCTAAGTTCCTAAGAGCATATAGATAACTGTTCCATAGATGTAAGCTGATGCCCAACGCTATGACTAAGTAACCCTAGAGCCCAACGAGATTAATTATCTCACCACACATTTGGATAGCACGTCGAGAGTCACAAATG